GAAGATGTACCTATGAAACAAGTACCTACTAACTGGATGAACAGACAGTATTACTTAGGTACAACTCAGAATGCAGCTCCGGTGTACTACAACTACAACGGTATCTCCGGTGATGACACTCAGGTGGATGTCTGGCCTCAGCCTGATGGTGTCTATTCACTACGCTTTGAGTTAGTTATCCCTCAAGCTGACTTGTCTGCAGATGCTGATGCTTTGTTAGTACCTCATCACTTGGTACAGATGTTAGCCTACGCTAAAGCTGTTGGTGAGCGAGGTGAAGATGGAGGTTCAACCTTCAGTGAGATTTATCAACAATATCGTTTAGCTTTGGCAGATGCTGTAGCTATTGAGCGTAACCGCTACGATGAAGAAACTACTTGGGTGGGTATCTAATGAGCTTAAAATGCTCTACCTGTAAAGAAGACAAAGATGAATCTTGTTTTCATAAGGCAAGTAATAAAAAAAGAGGTTATCAGTTTAGTTGTATTTCTTGTAGGAAAACAATAAAGGATAATCTTAAAAACTCAATGACTTCAGAAGAGTGGTATTTAACTCAAAGACAATATTGGTTAAAATCTCAGTATGGTTTAAATCTTGATGACTATAATAAACTAGTAAAAGAACAAAACCATAAATGTGCTATATGTCAAATTGATGAAGTAGATTCTTTTAAAGGTCTGTTATTTGTAGACCATTGTCATACAACAGGTAAAATTAGAGGACTTCTTTGTCATCATTGTAATACAGCTTTAGGTAAGTTTAAAGATTCAGAAAGTATCCTCATGAAAGCTGTTGAATATGTAAGGAAAAGTAATGGTTGCTAAGCTTCTAACTACAACTGTTTCTGCGCCCGGCTTTCAAGGATTGAATACGCAAGATTCGTCTGTATCCTTGGACGCTGGCTATGCTACTGTAGCTAATAATTGTGTGATTGATAAGTTTGGACGTATTGGTGCTCGTAAGGGATGGACTACAGCACACTCATCTAACAATGATTTAGGTGAGGCTAACGTCAAAGCTATCGGTGAGTTGATTGATAACTCAGGTAACTCATACATTATTGCTGCAGGTAACAATAAGCTATTCAAGCTTTCAGGTACAACACTATCACAGTTGACCTACGGAGGTGGCGGTACAGCTCCTACCATTACAGATGATAACTGGCAGATGGCTCCGTTGAATGGCTGTATATTCCTATATCAGTCTGGTCATGATCCTCTAGTGTTCGATCCTGCGACCAGTTCAACTACGTACAAGCGTATCACTGAGAAGACTGGCTACTTAGGAACTGTACAGAGTAACAACTGTGTAATCAGTGCCTATGGTCGTACATGGAGTGCTAATAACACATCGGTTAAGAGCACTATTCAGTTCTCAGACTTACTTGCAGGTCATGTCTTGAGTACAGGTACTTCAGGTACTTTAGATGTATCTCAAGTGTGGCCTAACGGTGCAGATGAGATTATCTCTTTAGCTGCTCACAATAACTTCTTGATTGTGTTCGGACGTAGACAGATCTTGCTCTACTCCAATGCTACAGATCCTAACAACTTAACACTGTCAGATGCTATTACAGGTATTGGCTGTGTAGCTAGGGACTCAGTAGTAGCTACAGGTGGCGATGTAATCTTTTTGTCTGACTCAGGTGTACGTTCTCTTATGCGTACCATTCAAGAGAAGTCAGCTCCAATGCGAGACATCAGTGCCAATGTACGTGATGATTTAGTGTTGGAAGTTAGCTTAGAAGATGCTGATGAGATTAGGGCTGTGTACTCAGATAAGGAAGCCTTCTATCTGTTGTCTCTACCAGCTCGTCAGATTGTGTACTGCTTTGACATGAGAGCACCTCTACCTAACGGTGCTAACAGGGTTACAACTTGGGATGGCTTAGTACCTTATGCTTTTAAGTACACCCGAAGTAAAGAGTTATTGATGGGTAAGGCTGGATACATAGCTAAGTATGGCGGTTATAAAGACAATGCTAATAACTACCTGATGAAGTACTACACTAATTACTTTGACTTCCAGTCGCCTACGGTAATTAAGATTATGAAGAAAGTAGGTGTAACGATTATCGGAGGTCAAGGTTATCCAGTTACTCTTAAGTTTGGCTTCGATTACAGTGACATTTTAAACCTTAGACAGTTTAGTTTGTCTAATGCTGCAGTAGCTGAATACAACATAGCTGAGTACAACATTGCAGAATATGGTGGATCAGCCTTCGATAATAAGATCATTAACATTGGTGGATCAGGTAAGGTTATTCAATTAGGTTTTGAAACCACAGTATTTGATAAATCAATATCCATTCAGAAACTTGATGTCTACGTTAAGACAGGAAAGACAAGGTAAATAAATTGTCAAATTACACCAAGGCAACTAACTTTGCAATTAAGGATAGCCTATCAACAGGTAATCCTTCAAAGATCATTAAAGGTACAGAAGTTAACACTGAGTTTGATAACATTCAATCAGCAGTTAACTCTAAACCTGATGCTAATAATGCAGCATTAACAGGAACAGCCACTGCAGTTAATCTTACTGTCTCTGGCACTTTTACAGCAACAGTGGACGGAGGTACATACTAATGGCTGATTGGACAGACTTAATTGGCCCTCTGTTGGGCACTGCAGGTAGCGTATATGCTTCTAACCAAGCTGCTAATGCTACCACTAACGCAGCTAACCAAGCTGCTCAAGCTGCACAGTTCCGACCTGTAGGAGTTACTACAAGGTTTGGTAAGTCAGGCTTTCAGTATGATCCTACATCAGGTCAGTTGATCGGTGCAGGTTATCAGGTAGCTCCTGACGTAGCTGCAGCTCGTGAGGGCTTGATGGGCTTAGCAGGTACTGGCTTAGGTCAGGCTCAGCAGATCCAAGCATATCAGCCTAATGTGAATGCTCAAGCTGCTGGTTTGTTTAACTTAGGTGCTCAGTACGTAGCTCAGACTCCTCAAGCAGCTGCTCAGCAGTACATGACACAACAGCAGCAGTTACTTGCTCCGGGTCGTGAACAGCAGATGGCTCAGTTGTATAACCAACAACAACAGCAAGGTCGTATGGGCTTAGCTACAGGTGCAACTTCAGAAGGATATACTCAAGGTGCTCCCGGACTTCAGGCGACTAACCCAACTATTGCAGCTGCTATGAATGCTCGTGCTCAGCAAGATGCTCAGTTGGCTGCTAATGCTCAAACATTCGGTAATCAGCAAGTACAGTTCGGTCAAGGTTTGATGACAGGTGGTTTGAACTTGGCAGGTCAAGGCTTTGGCTTGCAGACACAGGCTCTGGCTCCTTACAACGCCTATGTACAAGGTGCTACAACACTTGAAAACTTAGGTCAGAATGCTTTGACTCAAGGTTCAGCTCTGGGATCAGCTATCACAGCAGGTTCTACAAATGCAGCTAACATTCAGAATCAAGCAGCACAACAGGCAGCAGCTTTGCAGATGCAACGTAACAATGCTGTAGTGGGTGGTTTAACAGATCCTATCAGTCAGTTGATTAGTGGTTTGTCTGGTGGAACTTCTAACTATCAACAAGTTGCTAACCCATACTTCCAGACAATTGGTTATTAAGGATAAATAATGGCTACACAAGGAATTCAAGGTTTATTCGGAGGCATGGGTACTCCTGAGGAAATGCAACGTCAGCTGGTAGAACAGAAGGCTTTGCAGTTTGCTAATATGTCTCCTCAGCAACAAACATCCTACAACATCTTTAAGAACACTAGCAACTTAGGTCGTGGCTTGGCTGGTGCTATGGGTGTCGATGTACAAGACCCAGCTATTCGTCGAGCTACTATGCTTCGTCAGATGGCTTCTCAGTTTGATACCAATACACCTGAAGGTTTGAAGCAAATGGCTCAAGCACTTCAAAGCACTAATCCTGAACTTGGTATGCAGGTCATGCAACAAGCTCAAGCTATGGAGTTGGCTCAGGCTAAGACACTTACGCAAGAAGCTCAAGCTGCTAAAGCATTAGCTGAACAAGGTAAGATTCTACGAGGTGAGGCTAAGGATGAACAACTACGTGCTGAGTTGTCTGCTTTACCTATGGATGCTGATGATAAAGCTGTTGAAAGTATTGTACGTAAGTATGGTAAGCCTGATGACATCTTTAAGACTTTAGAGCGTCGATCTACAGCAGAAGCTAATCGTATTGCTAAGGCTGAGTTGGAGCGTGAAAAGGCTGAGCAACGTGCAATTGAAAAGCAACGTGATCAAGAATTTAAGCAGCAGATGGCTGCTATGTCTGCAGCTGCTAAGTCATCTATGACTGGTGTTCAACGAGAACTAGCTGAGCAACGTCTTGCAGATCTAAAGTCTAAACAGACAGACAAAGAAGAGAAGAAAGAAGCAGCTAAGCAGTTTGCTATTAGCCATGCAAATAAGGTTGTAGGAGACGTAACAGAAGCTAAATCATTAGTATCTGGAATGACCACAGGCTTGATTGGTAAAGGTTCTTCATTTGTTCCCGGTACTGATTCTTATAACTTACAGCAACGTTTGTTGACAATTAAAGCTAACCTTGGCTTTGATCGTCTACAGCAAATGCGTGATGCAAGTCCTACAGGTGGTGCGCTAGGTCAGGTTGCTGTACAGGAACTTCAAGCATTGCAAGCTACTGTAGGATCTTTAGAGTTGGGTCAAGACAGAAAAGAATTGCAGAAGAATCTAGATAAGATTGAACTTCACTATAACAACTGGTTGTCTACTGTAGGCGGTACTCCTACTAAACCTCCTGCACCTGCTGCAACTACTACACCTGCGGCTGCCGGATGGTCTATTAAACCTAAGTCTTGATACAGGGATTCATAATGCCTACATACGTTGTTACAGCTCCTGATGGTAAGGAGTATGAGATTACAGCACCTGAAGGAGCGACACAAGAACAAGTACTGGCCTATGCTCAGCAGAACTACTCTAAACCTGCTGAGAAACCTCAGCGTAGTTTAGCTCAAGAGGCTGGACGTCAGTTGGGTCTTACAGCTCGTGCTGGCATTACAGGTTTAGCTGCAGTACCTGCTATGTTGGCTGAGCCTGTAGCTGCTGGTGTTAATCTCTTGGCTGGTAAGCAAGTAATGGCTTCACCAACTCAAGGACTTCAGAATGTACTAACTGCTGCAGGTCTACCTGAACCTGAGACAGGACTTGAGAGAGCTGTTCAAACTGGT